TAGAAACTAAGGAGCCGACATGGCAACAACAACATTCCTCTCGAATGCCACCATCAACATCACGCAAGGTGCCACCACAACCGACTTGTCGGATCAGGGCAACGCCTGCACAATCACAGTCGGCTACGACCCTCTCGAGTCAACCGCATTCGGCGACACAGGTCACCGCTTCACTCAAGGCCTACAAACAGTTGACGTGTCAATTGACTTCTTTCTTTCCTACGGCGCAACAGAAGTTGAAGCAATCCTTGCTTCGTGCCTTGGCACCGGCACAACCATTTTGACCATCTCGCCATCTGGCACATCAGAGACCGCCAGTAACCCTGAGTACGTCATCACAAATTGCATGCTCTCTTCCTTTACACCAATCAACTCAACCGTAGGCTCCCTTGCAACTGTCACCGCACAGTTCACAGGTGGTACCTGGGCACGAGACATCACACCGTAAACAACAAACAGAGGGAAACATGAAAATCACACTCAAAGTCACACCGAACGAAGGCGAACCATATGAAGTCACAACGAACCTATTCGTTGTTGTCGCATGGGAACGCCGAACCAAGCGTCAAGCATCATCACTTGCAAACGGCATTGGAGCTGAAGATCTTGCCTTCTTTGCATACGAATCCGCGAAGCAATCAGGAGTCACAGTTCCGGCAATCTTTGACGATTACATCAAACGCATTTCAGCAGTTGAGGTTGTCAGTTCCGAGGCTCCAAACCCTACCGACGCGGCACTTACCGACGCTCAATAGCGGAAGTACTTGTCGCGACGGGATATTGGGCATTGCCAGACTTCGACATAGACGACCTCTTCACAGTTGTCGAGGTGTTGAACGAACAAGAGAAAGCCTCGAAGCGTAGATAATGACAGTCAACACTTCAATAGAAATGACAGGTCTCAAAGAGGCGATTCGTTCCCTCAACAAGATTGAACCTGGATTACGCAAAGAGTTTGTGGCACAAGCAACCCGTATTGCACAACCCGCAATCAACGAAGCGCAACGGGGCTATCAACGCGAGTATCTTTCTGGCATGCAACGCAAATGGACACAAAACGGAAAAAAGATATTTCCGTTCTCTGTTGCAAAAGCAATTTCAGGTGTCAAGTTAAAAGTTGACGCATCTCGAGAAGCCGTGTCCCTGATTTACATCACCCAAACAAATGTCGCAGCTGCAGTATTTGAAGCAGCGGGACGTGCCAACCAAAACCGTCTTGGCGACTCACTAGGGCAACTTCGTGCCGGTACAACTCGAGTTCTTGGGCCTGCCGTCTTTCGCAAGCGCGGAGAAATTGAACGTGAAATGCAATCCGCATCCCAAGCGGTTATTAACCGCGTCGAAAAGGAACTCAACTAATGGCACTAGCAATCCCAATCATCTCTTCATTTGACGGCGACGGAGTTTCAAAAGCAATCAAATCTTTCAAGCAACTTGAGACAAATTCCGAAAAAGCACAGTTCGCAATCAAGAAAGCAGCCGTTCCCGCAGCTGCAGCAATTGGCGCACTAACCGTTGCTCTCGGCGATGCCGTTTCCGCAGCCATTGCAGACACCGCAGCACAAGAAAAACTTGCCGGTCAACTTGCCCGAACCACAGGAGCCACCGACGCCCAAATCAAAGCCAATGAAGACTGGATCAGTACCCAAGGCAAACTTCTCGGATATACCGACGACCAACTTCGTCCGGCACTTTCAAAACTCGCCACCCAGACCCACGACCTCACGGAAGCGCAAAAAGGCGTCTCGTTAGCTATGGACATTGCTACCGCAACTGGAAAGCCTTTAGAAGCCGTTACAACCGCCTTAGAGAAGGCTTACGGCGGGAACATGGGTGCCCTCAAAAAGTTATCTCCTGAGATTGGCGCGATGGTTAAAGGCGGCATGGATCTAGACGGCGTCATGGGCGTCCTCTCAAAGACGTTTGGCGGGGCAGCATCAGACGCAGCCGAAACCACCGCAGGCAAATTTGCAAGAATGAAAATTGCCATCGATGAAACAAAAGAATCAATCGGGGCGTCGCTGATGCCCGCAGTAGAGAAAGTCCTTCCCTACCTTCAAGGCATGGCAGATTGGGCACAAAAGAACCCAGGAGTCTTCACAGTCATTGCCGGCACAATCGGTGCAGTTGCCCTTTCAATCCTTGCCGTTAACGCTGCAATGGCACTCAACCCATTTGGGTTAATAGCAGTCGGCATTGGACTACTGGTCACAGGCATCGGAATTGCATACACCAAATTTGATGGATTCCGCTCTCTTGTTAAAACAGTTGTCAACGGACTATCCGACTATTTCGAATTCATGGCTAACGCATGGATCAAAGTCACAAACGTCTTGATTACAGGATTAAATTTGATTAGCCCTTTCAAAGACATCCCGAAGCTTGGCAACGTGTCTTTTGGTCACATTGGCCCAGACGCAGCACCTTTTGTGACTGCTGCGCAAGCCGACGCAGCAATGTTCGGCGGGGGAAGTTCTGGCAAAGTTTCTGCAGCTGCGCCAACACCAATTGCCTCGGCACCTTCAATGAGTGGTCGTTCAAGCGGTGGCAGTTCAAGGAATACAGATGCCTCAGTTCCTTACATTTCAATGGAAAGTAGGGCTCCGCACATAGTTCAACTTGGGCCACCGCAAAATTCAAGTAACGCTTTGTATGGCGGACTTCCTTCAATCGATACATCAGGAATTGTGATAAACGTCAACGGTGGAGATCCACAGGCAGTAGTTGATGCCCTGCGCGCTTATCAACAATCAAACGGTTCAGTACCAATCAGGGTTTCTGGCTAATGGCATACACAACACCAAACGTTTATTACGCAGACACCTTTGACGGCACATACACGCAGTTACAAGGAATTCAGTCAGTTCTAATCAATCGAGGTAAATCACGTTTCCAAGACCCTGCCACCGCTTCTCGATGCACCATTGAACTAATCCCCCAATCAACATTCCCATCAATAACTGTTGGACAATTCATTGACGTCAGAGATGCAAACAGCGGTGCATCTTCAGCATATTTTGCCGGACGTGTCACAGACATTCAGCGAAGCTACGCAATTCCATACAACTCATCAACGGGGGCTGCACCTGCAGACAGAGTTGTTATTTCAGTTACAGGCGGGACAGGAGTCTTAGCTTCATCTGCCACAACAGCAGGCAACATCGCAACACCCGCCGACGCAACCTATTACTTGATGACAATCCCCATGTACTCAAACGTCTACGGCATAACACCACAAAACATTGGGTTTAACTATGCAGGTGCCCCAACGCCAACGTCAATCGGTCAAAACGTCATTGCAGCAGACGTTCAAGTATGGGAAAACTTCAACAACACATTAAATACAATTCAATATTCAGTTGATGACCTGGACTTAAACAGAACGTTTAAACAAAACTACGTAAGTCAATACGTCGTGTACGCGGGCGTTTATTCGTACCCAACAGGACAAACAGGCAAGACAATCAGTTTCGTAGATGACGGATCAACAGGATCAACGGTTTACAAATACTCACAAGTTGAATATGTATCTTCAATTCAGTCGGCATTTACCCAGGTCATTGTGGAATCAACTCTTTCAGCAGTTGACATCAATAACGCAACACCGCCATATGTAGGCCTGAATTATTCGACAGCAATTGCAACATCTGGACAAGGCACATCGCTTGGCACCTATGTCCTTGCGGTCAATAATTCAACAACTCCAACACCTTTTGTGGTTGGCACCGGCACTACTTTGCAAGATACCACAGCTGCACTTGGCAAACTTTCCGAATGCCCAATCGGGACTGGCGTCACATTCAAATTTAGAGGAACAACGGTTTCAGCGACAGTTTGTGGTATTAGCGCAAGTTATTACCCCGATAGGGCTAATATCCGTTTAACTCTTTCACCTTCACTTGGCACTCCGTTCACTCTTAACTCAACCGCATTCGGAGTGCTTAATACAAACAGATTGGGATACCCATAATGGCTATAAAAACCTTTGTCGCTTCAGAAGTCCTCTCGGCTGCCGATACGAATTCGTATTTGGCTAACTCAGGGCTTGTTTACATTGCAGCCGGTACAGCAACAGCTCAAAACAGGCTCAACATCCCATCATGTTTCAGCGCCACTTACACCAACTACCGCGTCGAAGTAGAAAACTTGACCCACAGCACAGCTAATAACCTAATTATGCGATTGTCAATTAGTGGCACGGATACAACAGGTAGCGCCTACTACACCCAACGAGGCGAGGTAAATGGTGGGGCAATTACGGGAATTAGCATTACAGCATCGTCAGCAATCTTTCCGACCTATGCAAACAGTTCAGCAGGTTCTTTTGTAACTTTATCTTTTGATGTGTTCAAGCCTTTTGTTGCTACGCCGACGACAGTTGCCGGTCAATGTTCGCGCGTCGATGCAACAACTGGCTTGTATGCAGTTTCATTTTCGGGTTTGCAATCAGACAGCACGTCATTTGACGGGATTAGCCTTGTTGGTAATACAGGAAACATTACATGCGTAATGCGTGTCTATGGATATCGCCAAGCATGATGCGTAAAAGCCTGATTCTGTTGGTTATTTGCGCATCGCTAACAGCTTGCGCTGATCGTGAACGCATTAACTGCCCACGAACCAAGAACCAAGTCATGACCCGCACAACCGAGTTAACAATTCCAACCACCACCACCATTCCACCAGAAGGACGTTGCTAATGAAACTACGCGCAAGACTCACCAACGAAGAAATAAAAGGACGACTAATCCTGATTGTCGGTTTAGCAATTTCAATTGCATTTGTCGGCACCGTATTCGTACTTCTTTACGGTCTTCTCTTTGTCACTCAACCGTTGGAGCAAGCACCCAACGATGCTGAAGCGTGGAAGATTCTGTCTCCGCTAACGTTGACCATGAGTGGGGTGTTGGCGGGATTGCTGGCTTCAAACGGGCTTAAAGGCCACCACAACGACAAGGACAAAGAATGACCGTTAGGCCATACCCGTATTATCCATCTTGGGACGGCAAAGCCACTCAACCCGTAACGGCAAAACTTGTTGAACTTTGCGGGAAGCGTTGGGGAACAAAGTCACTTGGAACCTATGCCAACCGTCCAATGCGATCAGGCGCAGGACTGTCCGTTCATGCCACCGGATATGCAGCCGACATCCAATACAAAGACGAAGCACAAGCTCGCGAAATGTGGGACTGGTTCCTTGCCAACTCAAAAGCACTCGGACTGTGCGAACTGCATTGGTACGCATACGGCGAATACGGCGCGGGCTATAGATGCTCTCGAGGCGAAGGCAAGACAGGTGTCAAGATCTACACAGCAGACGACAACGCAGGCTCATACGAAGGCAACCCAAATTGGCTTCATTTTGAAATGGCAAAGCAAACTGCAGAAGCCTTTGAAGCCGCATGGCGGGCTCTGCCAAAACCATAAATCGCCCGAAGAAATCACCCTCTTCGCGCTAGACCTCGGGACTGACTGTGTTTCCCTCATTGGTTCCGAGGTCGAATCCGCCAATCT